GGCTGGCGCATACGACTCAGTGAGCGTTGGTGCCATACCGAAAAAGTTTAAGTACGACAAGAACGGAGTCATGGTGGTTTCATCCGCCGACCTCGTAGAAATCAGTCTTGTCGCCCAGCCTGCATTTAAGGATGCAGTCATTACAGAAATCGCCGCGTCAGAACCTGACGCAGACGAACCCCAACCCGACCATATTCCTGAGGAGGAAACAGTGTCACAAGAAACACCATCGGTTGAGGCTTCGGCTGAAATCGTACCAACTGCCCCTATTCATGCAACCGCTAAGCGCGAGTTCAAAATGCCAAGTGCTGCCGAGTGGATTTCCGCTTCGGTTAAGGGTGGCCCAGAGTTCGCACAGTTGAACGCAAACATCCGCGCTGCTGCACCTGACGTACAAACAACAGACACTGTTGGTATCTTGCCAACGCCAATTCTTCAGCCTGTCTATAACAACTTCCGTGGTTTGCGCCCTGTCATTGACGCCATTGGTGCTAAGGCAATGCCTTCTGGCGGAAAAGTATTTATCCGCCCAAGTGTTACAACACACACTTCCATTGCAGTGCAGTCCGCAGAATCGGCAACATTGCAGTCCGGTACTTTCGTTGTTACTTCTAACCAAGTAACAAAGGGCACTTATGGTGGTTATGTCAGCATTTCCGAACAGGATATGGACTGGACAGACCCAGCAGTTGTCGGCCTCGTACTTGACGACATGGCACGGATTTACGCAAACGCCACAGACAATGTCGCAGCCGACGCGCTTCTTGCAGGTTGCTCACAGTCCGCAGTACTCACTGACCCAACCAGCCCTGCTGAATGGATTAGCGACATCTACGACGCATCTTCAACCATCTTGAACAACTCAAACGGCAACTTGCCCACCCATCTTTTCCTCAGCCCAAATATGTGGGCAGCCGCTGGAAAATTGGTGGACACAACGGGCCGTCCGTTATTCAGTGCCGTTGGGCCCATGAACGCCTACGGTTCACAAACACCAGCAGTTACAGACGGCATCGTTGCCTTCGGACTCAAAGTAGTTGTAGACCGTAACTTTGCAGCCGATACTGTCATCGTCGGTGACGCTAGCGGCTTCGAAATCTTCGAAGAACAAAAGGGTGCTATCAGTGTCGATGTTCCACAGAACCTCACACGCACACTCGCGTTCCGTGGGTATTTGGCAACACTTATGATTGACGCCACAAAATTCGTAAAACTCACCTGAGTTTGACGGACTAGTAGAAGTAGCAGAACGATGGCATCATTTGACCTCGCATTTAACACGCGCCTAGATGGTGTCGTCGTTCTGCAAACTCTCTTACCTTCGGGCATCCAAACGGGTGACACTGTAACCATCGCTGGGAACGCTGTCATCACTGCGGGTGCCTATAAGGTGACCAACACTGAGCCCTACCAGTTCGTAGGCCTTTCAGATGAAGGCGACTACGAATTTGACTATTCAACGATTTACGAAAACCAGTTTCTTATTTCTAATGCTGGCGTGGATGTTTCACGAGATATCGCTACGGGTACTGTCACTTTCACTCCTTCGGTTACTTGGATTACCAACGCCGATGTGATCGCATGGCTGGGGATTGACCCTGCCACTGCTAACGACACTGCTTTCGTGACGACGTGTGTCGCAGCCAGTAATTTTTGGTCGTGGAATAAGCGCCGTGAGGCAGGCTATGCAGACGCCCTCACAGCCTCCCCAAATGCTTCGGTAACGCTCGGTGCCACAATTTACGCAGCGACGCTCTACCGTGAGCGTGGCACCTCTGGCGACTCTTACGCCTCTTTCGACGGCTTTGGCAATATGCCCCAGCCCGTCACCCTTGCCCGCATCATGCAACTGCTCGGATGCAACAGGTCGCAGGTCGGATAATGGCCGCATCTGGAATTTTCATTGAAGCCGTGAACACTGTAAAGGCTTCACTGACCGCGCTCGGTCTTAAACCTGTCACAGACCCTCGTAACGCTCGCCCCCTTTCCTGCATGATTGAGTTGCCCTCTTTCGATGCTTTTACCTACAACGTAGGAGACATCAGGCTTGTCGTCCGTGTTCTTGCCTCCCCTTCTGGCAATCAGGACACGGGCGACTACTTGATGACCACCGTTGACACAATCATGAATTCACCTATCGCAGTGACAGATGGTCGCCCGTCTGTTGCTAACTACGGGGGCCAAGACCTCCCCTGTTACGACCTAACCGTTGCCGTAGCGGTACGGCGCAACTAACAAGGAGACCAGAAATGGCAACAACAACATTCCTCAGTAACGCCACGGTACTCATTGGTGCCGTAGATTGCTCCGATCAGTGTTCCAGCGTGACGCTCACAGTGGGTTATGACTCGCTCGAATCGACAGCGTTTGGTGACACCGGACATCGTTTCGTTCAGGGCTTGCAGTCCGTCGAAGTGACCATGACAATGTTCGCATCGTATGGTGCAACAGAGATGGAAGCGACCCTGTTCGCTGCTGTCGGTGCGGGCACTACGACACTGACAATTTCCCCATCGGGCACAACCGAATCAGCAACCAACCCTGAGTATGTGATTTCAAATGCGATGCTTGCAAACTTTACGCCTATCAACTCGACAGTCGGAGAATTGGCCACGTTTGAAGTGACGTTCACTGGCGGAACTTTCGTCCGCGACATCGTTAGCCCCTGATCTAATTACTCATTAAAGGAAATGGAATAATGAAACTCACATTGAAAGTCACGACCGCCGAAGAAACCTACGAGGTCGTAACAAACCTTGCAGTAATCATCGCGTGGGAACGCAAGTTCAAAGCCAAAGCGTCCAGCCTTGCAGCCAATATCGGCATGGAAGATTTAGCATTTATGGCGTATGAGGCAGTGAAACTATCGGGCCGTACCTACCCGCCAACATTTGACGCATATATCAAACTGCTGGACGGTATCGAAGTCATCAGTGACGAGCCTGTAAACCCTACCGAGGGGGCTCCTATTCCCGTTCTCTAGCGGTTCTGCTAGTGGAAACGGGTTATTGGCCCCCACAAATAACCTTTGAGGAAACAGACATGGCGACAGTCATTGACGTGATTAACGAAAGCCGCAAGAAGTGAGCGCATCTGCGTCTATTGAATTGACTGGTTTGCGTGAGGCTATTCGGTCGCTGAACAAAGTAGAGCCAGGACTACGCAAAGAGTTTGTGAAAGAGGCAACCGCTATTGCTGAGCCTGCTATCCGTGAAGTACAGGCTGGCTATCAACGCGAATACCTTTCAGGTATGAGCCGCAACTGGCAACAGTCTGGAAATATGAAGTTTCCGTTTTCAATACAGAAGGCCGTTAAAGGCGTAAAGTTAAAAGTGGACGCAAGCAGAACGGCAACTTCTTTGATTTTTATTACTCAAATAAACGCAGCCGCGGCAATTTGGGAAGTAGCAGGACGCAAAACAAACAACCCTCTTGGCGATTCTCTCGGCCCATTACAGGCAGGTACTACTCGCAATATTGGTCGTGCTGTGTATCGCAAACGTCGCGCGATTGAACGCGAAATGGAAAAGGCATCATTGGCTGTCATTCGCCGTGTTGAAAAGGAACTTAACTAATGGCTCTTGGCATCCCAATTATTTCGTCTTTTGATGACACTGGCATTAGGCAAGCAAAAAAAGAGTTTGCACAGTTGGAGGGCGCAGGCGCTAAGGCTGGCTATGCCGTGAAGAAGGCTGCTATCCCTGCCGCTGCTGCTATTGCTGGATTAGCCGCAGGACTGTTCGACGCAGCCAAAGGCGCAATGGACGACGCAGCCGCTCAAGATTTGCTTGCGGGCAACTTGCGTAAAGCCACTGGCGCAACTGACGCACAGATTAAATCTAACGAGGATTGGATTACTGCACAAGGCAAATTGCTTGGCGTCACCGATGATGAGTTGCGTCCTGTTTTGTCGAAACTTGCCAAGGCAACTGGTTCAGTTACTAAAGCGCAGGATTTAGCCAGCGCTGCTATGGACATAGCCGCGAGCAGTGGCAAGCCATTAGCCAGTGTCACGGACGCATTGACCAAGGCTGCCGGAGGTAACTTTATTGCGCTGACTAAGTTGGCTCCCGAATACCGCCAAATGATTAAGGACGGCGCGTCCTTTGAAGAGGTCATGGCAAAGATTGCTAAGACAACGGGTGGTGCCGCTACCGAAGCGGCGAACACTGCACAAGGCAAATTCGAACGGCTCGGTGTGGCTTTAAGCGAAACCAAAGAATCTATCGGGGCTGCACTGCTCCCAGCGATTGAAGCAGTCCTGCCGTA